ACAAACACAACTGTACTTCAAAGACAACTTACTTTCAACCCATAAAACCAAACGATTTAATTCTGCGTCTTTACGGTCAACGGGCATTGCAAAACTGCTGCGGCGCCATTTAATTTCTAGTTCGGTGGAAGACCAAAGACCATCGGGAAGGCCACTGTATTTATCGTGGTCTTCCTTCTCCCATACACCGGCATAACAGTATGCACCAAGTATTTTGCAAGCGCCAATCTCCGCAGCAGCAGCATGAACATTGGCAAGAACATTGTCTAGCATCAGGCTCTCTGCTTTGTAAGATACCCTGTCTTGCTTTGTAAGGTTTTGATGATTTCTACCAAGACCCACCTGATAGGCGGTACTGTCTTCCCACGGTAATAGAGCCGTGTGCAGCGCCTGGCTCTGCAGTTGAAGAACGTCCACTCTGTCGCCTTAGCCGCGAATGTCGGTAATGATAATTAGAGCCTCATAATAAGCCTGAGCAAAACCCTTGTCATAGGCTTCATCTCTTTGCTGAGAAAGCCTCATGTGATGTTCTGCTTGAGTCCTTATCTTGTAATAAGCCTCGTCTAGTTTTTTCCCCATTGTTTTCCTTTTTTTATAAAGTTCCGAGACTACGGTTCGAACGTAGAATGACAGATTCAAAGTCTGTAGTGTTGCCGGTTACACCATCTCGGATTGTTTTTTTTGTCTTTATATGACATTGGCTCCGGGGGCACGACTTGAACGTGCGACATATCGATTAACAGTCGATTGTTCTGCCAACTGAACTACCCCGGATTGCAAATTAGCGCAAACGCTTTTTTGGCTCCGCGGTCTTTTTAACAACTTTTTTTACTTTTGCTGATGTAGTTTTAGGTGTGGGTGTTGAAATTAATGTTGATAACTTTGTGTCAAGAACTTCAAGTTTTGCAAGAACACTATTAACTTCTGCCTCAACGTGTAAAATATAATTCTCAGCCTTGGTTGTGTACTTTCTTAGCACTGCAACTCCGCCACCAGCCGTACCGGCCCAAGCAACAGCAATTGAAACAATTGATGATGTATTTGACATTAATTCTCCTTATGAGTTATTAGAAACGCGCAATAAGAGTACCATTCTATTTGTTTTATGTCAAGGCTTAAATGGTTGATTTTTTTAACTCGTACTGTATTCTTTGATTATGGAGTTTGTTGAAATTGAATCGCGTGGACATGAGGCTCAGCCAATGCTGACTGAGCGCCACTATCGCAATTTCTGCGTTATCTGTCAACACCAGGTAACAATGATAGATAATGGCAAGTGGGTTCACGATGATAGGTGACGACGAACTTGAACGCATTAGGGAAATTCTTTCTCGGGCAGACATTATTTATGGCCTAGAGAACATAAACCCAATGCTCCAGGACCTGCTTGACAACATGGCTATTGACATTGACTGGCTTATTGATAGGCTAGAAACTGCCTGGTCAATGGTGTATGCGTACCAAGAAGAATTGCGCTACTATTATGAGCAGGACCGATGAACACGAAAGAATACTATGAAAACAGCAAAAAAGAAGCGTTATATTGCGCTTGCACACATTGACGAACCAGAATTAACCTACCGCGAGGTAGACATTCCTGAGATTGTCCCTCTATTTATTAACTTTGACGACGCACGTCATGTAGGCTCAGCCCGCCTTCGCCGCAAGGGTGACAGGGTTTATGCCATTATGGAAATGAATTTCAATGCCTCAGAATTTGGCAAAATGCCAGCCGTTGTGCTTGGCGTGGATGGAGCAGAACGCCTTATAGAAGAAGGAATTTGCTATCTTCACGGCGGTACTGTTGTTGCTGCATCTATTGTTAGCAACGAGATATGGCAGGAAGTTTACGGTACAGAAATAGAGGCTGTAAGTGAACTTGATTGAGTTGATTTTAATTGGTTACCTTGTAGTAACCGTGGCTATTTTTATACGTTATTTTAAAATTACCCTTAAGGTAAGGGATAACTGGCGTGAGCAAGACATTGATTTTGAGGTAAGCGATTACGTCAGTCGTATGGTTGGTGACGCTGTTATGTGGCCATTTTACATTATATGGTTTGGCCTTAAAGAATTTATAAAGGAACTTAAGTAATGTCCTGGGAACCAAAATTTTCCATTCCAATGCCTCGCGTAAACCCTATTGTCACGGAATGCCCTAAATGTGGAACGGTATGTGAAGACGATTCGGTGTCAGTTTCTTCGGAGCAGGTCTATGACCCAAAGGACAGAAAATGGACTGAAGTTAAGCGCACTATTCGAGCCACTATAGCAACCACCTACGTAAAACTTCACCCCGGCGCAAAATGTTTGTGTGGGCGTTCTGACGAGCACCTTCACCGAAAGTGTTTTATTTGTGGATTTTATTGGTCAACAGAAACCGTGTCAGGTTACTTTGACAGCAATGCTGCAAAAATTGACAGGGCTATAACGGAAGATGAGTAAAGCCCGTGCAAAAGGAACCAGTTTCGAGACTGCAATCGTACGTTTCCTTAATGAAAGTGGTTTTCCTGACGCTGAGCGTTGGGGCAGTAGCGATATGGCACTTGGTGACATTCGAAATACGCCGATGGTCCTTGAAGCAAAAAACCACAAAGCGATGGCCTTATCAGAATGGTGCAAACAAGCCGAAGTTTCCGGGAAAAAAGCCAACAAACTTTGGGCAGTAATACATAAGCGTGCTCGTACTGGTACAAACAAGTCTTACGTTACAATGGAACTTGAGCAATTTGTTGTTTTACTAAAAGCCTATGGTAAATCCTTGACAGAATAGACTTTCTGTGAGAACATATGTGTAGATTGGGCGTCCTTTAAGGGCGTCATTTTTTATACTTATTGGAGGATTTTTGTGGCAAGCAAGTTAAATCGACGTTCTCAGCAAAGGCTGAAGCGCATGGTCGATAGCCTTGAGAATATAAACAAGTTTGCCAATAGACTTAAAATAGAAGATTTAGAAGAATTGGTCCGCCGAGACGCAATAAGTGTTGACACCCTATCATCAGGTAGTTCCGGGGTTGCTATTGCTCGCAGTGGTGGAAATCCTAGTTCTTCTTCGGTGGAGCGAGCGGTAATTGCCAAGATGGAAGGCCGCAAACCGGACGACCCAGTTCGCCGTGAGATAAAGAATATTGAACAAAAAATACTTCAATCTGAGGAAAATCTCAGACAAATCATGGAAAGTATTAACTTTCTTAAAGAAGGCGTTGAGAAAAAACGCAATCGCGTAACTAGCGAACCCTGTGAAATTTGTATGGTTTTACCAGCAACAAAGACTGCCATGTGTGGCACTTGTTACGCAGAATGGGTTGCTGAAGGTGCGCCGGACCGTTTCCGATGGAAGGCTTTTAAGAGAGAATTAACGTCATCTGATGGACGCCCTCTGGTCACAGAACAACCTGCTCCGAGGCACCCGCCTCGAAATGCTTGACAAACGTAAAAAGTAGTGTAATCTATGAGTAAGAATCGCCACAGTTGTTTGCCCAATGAGGAATGCAACTGTATACCTAGCGATGCAGAACTTTACCATCTCGGTTTTGAACCGTGGCAAGTATCTATTGTGAGAAAACTTCCGGTAGATTTGCAATGGGAAGCGCATGACGAATTCATCCGTAGGCTTATGTCTGACGATGACGTAGATTACCTAAAATTTTAAGGAATTCGTGATGAACTCAGAAGACGATTTCGAAGACGAAGCGCACGAACTATTTTCTAGCCTTGGCAATCTTGTCGGCGTAGGAGAAATAGAAGCGCGTAAAATCATGGGTGACGAACAGTATGAAAAGACTGTTGCACTCATGGAAGCAAGCAGTGAACTAGGCCTAAGAAAAGATGCTTCTCAAGTTAAATACTTTGAAGCACTTGCCGCAATGCAAACAAGTGTATCAATTTTTATTTTGTTAACTTCTGTTTTAAGCATTGCCTGGTCATTTTACTTTTGGTTTAAGTAATGTCAAACTTTGGTAAATTCATTTCAAATGCTGTTGTACCGGAGACGGTTGACGTATTTAAGATTTTGAATTACGAACCACATGACAGACAGAAGGTTTTTCACGCAGCATCCGCTGAACGTATTGATGCAATTCTTTACGGTGGTGCTGCTGGTGGCGGAAAGACCGCTGCGTTCTTGATGGACGCGCTCTACAACGCCGCCAACTACCCAGGTATGCGCATCGGTTGTTTCCGTCGCTCATATCCCGAGTTGGAAGAATCATTTCTATCTCAGTTAGCAAAATGGAATTACGGCCGCGACCTCGGCGCAAAGTGGAACAACACAAACAAAATGTTGAAGTTCCCTAACGGTTCCATTATTAACTTTACATATGCAGAAAACCTTGTTGACGCATCCCGTATTCTAGGTGGTGAGTATCAAGCATTCTACATTGATGAAGCCTCATTAATGGTGCCTCAGGTTATTCAGCACATTGAAGAGCGTCTTCGTTCGGGTAACAAACTTGTTCCCGTTATTGGACTGCGACTAGCGTCCAACCCTGGTGGCCCAGGCCACAAGTATCTTAAAGACCGTTTCATTAATCCCACTCAACGTGGTAAGAAAAGGCATCGCGAGGTAACTGAGGGTACAAACTACAGTCGCGAAGTCTGCTACATTCCGGCCAAAGCAACAGACAACCCTCACGTTAATGAAGGGTATGACGCTGTTCTTAACTCCATTCCAGACCCCCAGCGTCGAGCCGCAATGCGTGACGGTGACTGGGACGCAATGGTTGGCCAATTCTTTGAACAATGGCAACATTCAAAACATGTTGTTCGTTCATTTGAAATTCCTAAGGAATGGCCTCGTTACGCTGGCATTGACTATGGTTATGCCGCACCATTTGCATGTGTGTGGATTGCTATTGACAATGATGAGCGTATTTGGGTTTACAGAGAGATTTGTGTTTCTGGAATTCAAGCAGACAATCAAGCAAAACTTATTCTTGATGCCGAGCACTCACATGGTGAGCGCGAAGTAATCCGAGTAGCCGACCCTTCAATGTGGGGCTCACGCGGAACACCAATGTCTATTGCTGACATTTATGGCATGGAGGGTTGTGGAATTACAAAAGCGGATAACGACCGAATTAACGGTTGGTCACGCGTTCATCAATTCCTTAACGACGGACCAGCCTGTGACATTCACAGAGCAGAAGGCATGAAACGATGCCCAATGCTTCATGTCTTTGAAGACAAGTGTCCTCAATTTATTGAAACAATCCCGGCTCTTCCTAGAAGCCAGGCAAAACCAGACGATGCGGAAACCCGTAACGTTGAAGACCACATTGCCGATGCATTGCGCTATGTTTGCATGGCGGCTGGAACGTACGCACGCCCAATTATCTACGACTCGGAGCCAACTTTTAAAACAGGTGTTCCTGACACAATGGTTATTGTCCAAGAAGAAGATGCGCCCGCACTCCAGCAACCAAACTTTGGTAGTATGTTTGTGGGAGACCTTGGGCTTAGTCCCTTTTAACGAAAGATAACCAATGGCTATTAATTCTTTTAGAAGGGGACTTGAAGAGGCTGGTGCGTTCAACGACGAAATCCTTGAAGCCCGCCCTAAGAGTGGCCCTAAGCGTGCCGGTTATGCAACCGGAGTACCTATTGGTGGTTCAACTGAAATGAACCCTGGTGAGAATGTCACCGCCGGTACACTTGACCGACCAACATTCATGCAACAATTGTTGCAAGCATATCTTGCATGTCCTTGGTCATCTGCTTCAATTGACACAATTGCTCGCACCGCAACTGCCGGTGGACTGGAAGTTGTTCACAGAGGTGGAATTAATTCACCAGAAACAACGCCAAAGACAACTCCTGAAGTTGACAAAATTCAATCACTTCTTGATTACGTAAATCCAAGCGACGATATTCGTCAACTTATGCGCAAAGTTATTACTGACCTTCTCATTTTTGGAGACGCATTCATTGAAGTAGTCTGGGCAATGGGAGAGCCAGTCGCTCTATACCCGCTTGACCCAACAACAATGGCTGTTCTTGCAGATGAACACGGTGTTCTTAGAGGATATTTCCAAAAAACACCAACAAATCGTGAGGCTCGTTTTAAGCCTAACGAAGTCATTCACATTAAGTTTGACGCACCTGGCGACACCCTTTACGGTGTAAGCCCAACGCAGAAGAACATTCTGCCTATTACTTCTTGGTTGTTTACCGCAGCACTCATCAAAGAAACGATGAAGCGCGGTGACCCACTGCGTGCTCACGTTGACTGGCCACTTGCACTTCCTGAATCGGAAATGAAGCGCCTACAACAACAGTACGCAATTCGAAACCTTGGCGCACGCAATATCGGTAACCTCTTTGAAACAAAGGGTGGTGCCATTGTGCATGAAATGGGAACAAACCAGATTAATAACTGGCTTAACACCCTTCAACAGCGCCGCGACGAAATCTTGTCTGGGTATGGTGTACCACCTTCAAAGGTTGGTGTCATCGAAGCCGGTAACCTTGGGGGAGGAACCGGCACCCAGCAAGACAAAACTTTCCGTGTTAACACGGTTGGACCAATTCAAGAACTTGTTCTTGAAAAGTTTTCATTTGCATTGCTTTACCAAGCATACGGAATTACCGAATGGACTCTTAAGTTTGGTGTTGTTGACTGGCGAGATGACGAAGTTATTGAATTGATTCGTGACCAACGTATTCGTAACGGTTCATGGACAATTAACCGCGCACGCGCAGACATTGGCGAACCACCAATTGAAGGTGGAGATGACCCAATTCTTGTTGACCGTCAGAACATGGTTCTATGGTCAGACCTTAACGCTCTATCTAAGGCCAACCTTCAGGTTGTTCAGATGCAAGGTCAAACAATGAATGCCCCAGTTACACCGACCACTAATCCTGGTTCAAAGGTAAGCGGCACTACAACTAGGTCTCCAAAAGACAAGGCAACAAAAAAGTCCAGTGGACCTAAGAAACCTGGTCAAGTACCAATTCCAATGAAAGCACAAAGTGCTCCAGGTGGAACTGAATCTGTATCAGAAAATCTAGAGAGTGAAAACTAATGGCTGAAGACCCCGATTACGAAAAAGTAGAACCGATTTACATTAATGGTAAAGAATTCTACAACGAGGGTGAACCAGTTATCCCTTTTCTTGGACTTACCGCTGCGAAAGCAGCAGCATTGGTTAGCAAAGAAGTAGGCTAAAATGGGAAACTATATGGGTCGTGCTGGTGCTTATGCACTGCACAAAAAATATCCAGCAGGTTCCCAAAGCGCAGCACAATTAGCAGCAGAACGTGCAAACCTTGCATTGGCTCGTGCTAAAAAAGGTGAAGTTCGTCACACGGGTTCTACGCCTTACAAGGGTTTTGTAAAATCAAGTCAAAAAAGCCGCGCTACCGCAGCCGTTGTAAAAATGTACAACATGCGTGAAATACAACTTCAAAAGCAACGCACCGTTGGTGTTCGCTACATGTCTTACCATAAAAAGGTTCATCTTAAGAAACCAACTATTACTGGTAAAAACAAAAAATTCATTGGAGAAATTTCTCCAGGTCGTTTTTATAAAAGAACTGCATGGGGAAAAGCAACTCATTCTTCTGGTTTTAAAAAGCGTTTAACAAAACGCGCTCACCGATTTAAAGGTGTAAAAAAGTGGCGCAGACACGGCCATACTTACACCGCAAGATAAAATCTGTTAAAACATTGACAGATGTGGTTTAATGTAACTATAAGAAATTATATACTTGGCAGCATTGGCGCCGGTTTTATTTCTATCAATATTTAGGAGATTTAGAAAATGGCCTCAACTAAGGCAGCCACTATTCGTGGCGTATTTCTAAAGCCAGGTCTTTCCAAGAATCGCCGTCTTTATACACGTGCAAACATTGCTAAGGCTGTAGAGCGAATGAAGAGTGCCCTTGACTCAGGTGAAGGAATGCCTCTAAACATGGCTACTAGCCACGCTGCGGCTTTTAAAGACGATGCAACTTCAACAGTTGGTCGCATTACAGACGTAAAACTTCTTCCTGACGGCTCTGCTCAATTTGAAGCAGAAATTGCAAACACCGCTCACGGCCGTGATGTTGCAAACCTTGCTGCTGGAAAGTTTATTAAAGGCGTTTCTATTCGTGGAGAATGGCGCGGAGAACCTTACTCAATTACCCACACAGATGGTAATGAGGCAACAACAGCAGATGACCTTGCCATTCATGGCATTGATTTCACCAACAGTCCTGGCGTTGACGGTGCAGAAATTCAATACGCTGCGCTCTCTGAATCACACAACCGACTTTCAATTTTTGAATCAATTGAAACAGTTGAAATTGTTTCTCGCAGTGAAGAACTAGTTGCTTCTGAAGCGGCAGATGTTATTCGTGATGCTGTTGAAGAAGCAGTAGAAGACGCTGTAAACAAGATTTTTGAAAAAGACACATCTAAGCCTTACGGCGATGTTGCTTATGCTGACCCTGGTTATCAAAAAGATAAGGTTAAGCGTTACCCAATTAACGGAGCCGGACACGTTCGCTCTGCCTGGTCATACATTAACCAACCTAAAAATGCCGCTTTTTACACTGCTGCACAACTTGCACGAATCAAATCGCGCATTAAATCTGCAGCAAAAAAATATGGCGTAAATATTGTTAGTGAACAAGCACAACTTGCTGACGATTTTCAAGAAATTCTAGAAGCATATGCTTCAATTTCTCTTGTTAATGATTACGATACCATTAACATTAGTGGTCAAACAAATGACCCTCACAAACTAAGGCTTGTTGCTAATCGTATTGCTTTTGGTGCCATTGCTGCTATGCACGCAATTGACCCAGATGACGATGGTGACATTTACCTTTCTAAGCCAGATTGGTCCGCTGTTGACGCTACCGGTGACGCTGGCGGCATGGGACCAGAGGAAGAAATTATGACAAACGACAACAACATGGAATGCGCAGAATGTGGTACTGAGTGCTACGAAGACGCAATTCATTGTCACATGTGTGGAGCGCAACTGCCAACTTCAATGACGGCAAAAGCGCTCGGCTGTGGTAACTGTGGAGCAACTGCTCCGCAGGATGCCATGTATTGCCCCACTTGTGGGGACCCCGTACCACAGGCAGAGTCAAGCGACAATGCCCCAACTCAAGAAATGGAGACAGAAGTGTCAGACGAAAACACCACGGAAGTGGCAGATGAAGTCACTGCTGTAGAAACTCCGGCTGAAGAGGCAACGCTTGAAACCGCTGCTACTCGTACGCTGAGTGACGCAGACCTTCAGGCTCTTGCCGCAGTTATTGCTGCTGCAATTAAGCCAGTCGAATCAACACCTGAAGCAGTTGAGTCAGAAGTTGCACCTGAGGAAGTAGTTGCTGATGAAGCACCTGCCGCTGAAGAAGCAGCCGAAGAAGTAACTGCAGAAGAATCTATCGAATCACAGGAGAATACCGTGAACGAAAACACATTTACTATGGAGCAGGTTCAAGCCATGGTTGCAGAGGCCGCTGCTGCGGCTGCAACTGCCGCCGTTGCTGAAGCCAAGAAAAGCGCAACTGAATCTTACAGAAGTGGTCAAACCACTTTCCGTAAGGGACTTGTAGCGTCTTACGTAGGAAACGACGCCTCTGACTTGTCAGAGTCGGAGGAATTGGACCCACGTCAATTGGCTGAGATGTCTTCAACCAATTTCCGTAAGGTTCAAAGCGAAACATGGGGTGCTTCTCCATTTTTCGCAGCAAAGTTTGCTCAAGCCGACCGCGGCTTCTAAGCAATTAATTATCAAACCCCTATCCAAAAATATATAAGGAGAATTAGCCATGGCTAACGATTTGGAAGAGGCCTTAACTGCTGCTGGTGCTGCTGCACTAGTTCAGAAGCAGATTGACCCAGTATTGCTTGAATACCAGCGCCGCTATGCGCCGCTAGTACGCTCGCTTCCTACGGTCAAGTGGGGCTCAACAGTTTACTACTTCAACAAGCGTACAACGCTTCCTCAGGGCGGATTCGTCACTGACGGCGGTGCACGACCTGTATCAACATCTAACTACGCTCAGGAGAACTTTCAGATTCGTCTGCTCCAGAGCGTTGGTGCGGTAACCGGTTACTCACAGTCAGTTACGGCTGACTTGATTGGTGACCTCCGTGCCCGTGAAATCGAGGGCGCTGCCCGCGGTCTTTACTGGGACATGGAAACCGCTATTCTTTGGGGTGCTGGTGCACCTACTCAGAACGGTGCTTACCCACAATTTGACGGACTTGACGTTATTGCTTCGTCATTCTCGTCTGCATCTACTGGCGGCCCTTCACAGGGAATCGGCGGCGGAACAATTGACAACTACGGTGGTGCTTCTGTATGGGGCGCTCCAACATTCAACCCTTGGGTTGATGGTGTAGACCAGAACGCAATTGACGCTGGCGGAAACAGCCTTACTCTCGGAAGCCTCGACCTTCTCATTGACCTCGTTGAATCGAACGTCGCAGAGCCAGTTGAGAACTCAGAGTGGATGTTCCTCATGTCACCTTCAGCCAACAGCCGTCTGTCACAGTTGCTCGTCAACCAACAGCGTTTTGTTGACCAGGTTGAAATTGAGGCCGGTCTTATCGTACCTACATACCGTGGTGTACCAATTGTTAAGACTTCATTCCTTTCACCACGTACCAACAAGATGGGCACAGTAGTTGCTACTAAGGGAACCGGTGGAAGCCTTCCTTCAGTTGCGCTTAACTACCAAGTTGCTCCTGTTATTGCTCGTTTCGGTGAAATCCAGGCTTCTTCTGTTGCTACTGCAACTCCAGACGCAAGTGGAACAGTTGCTCTTACTTTCTCAACCCCAACGGGTCCAGAAGGTTCACAACCAACACACTACAAGGTTTACCGTAACTACACAGTTGCAGGCACTAACGCCACAGTAACCCTTCTTGGAATTGTTGACGCATCATTCTTGGACAGCACAGGCAACATTTGGGCTACCACTAAGATTGTTGACAACGGAACCACTCTTGTTGCTGCTAACGGAAGTAACGTACAGGCTTCGCCTACTGCGTCTTACTCTTACTTCAACAATGGCCTTAAGCCACTTACCTCAAACGGTGAGCAAAGCATTTACCTCATGTCACGTGACCCGAACTACATCGTTCGTCCATTCGTGCGTGAAATGCAACCTATTAGCGTTTACCCAACTACTGCATCACCTGACAGCCTGCCATTCGCATTCGTTGCGGACACCACGCTTGCTGTTCGTGCGCCTAAGTACATTGGTCGTTTGGCTAACGTTGCTGCTGCACTGGACAAGACTGCTGGAAACGGAATCCTCCCAACCTCAACGTCTTACAGTCCATCGTTCCAAGTTGACTAATCTTTAGTCACCTTAACAGGTAATAAAGTTTCAGCGTAGGGGTCAGGTTCCCTCGTTCCTCCCCTGACCTCTACGCTGGATTTATCTTTGAAAGGCTTTACCATGGTTTTACTAGCAAAATACGAAACAGGCGGCGCTGCCGGACTTGTTTGGGAAAAGGCTGGCGATGAGGGTGCTATTGAGGTTACTCCTTGGTTTGCCCACGAATTGCTATCTATTCCCGGTGACCTTTTTTACGTTGTAGAAAAGGAAATCAAAAAGGTAGAAAAAGAAGTAGAAAAAGTAACCAAGAAAGCAACTCCTGTAGTTGCTGAAACGGAAATTATTGCTACTGAAGACATTGCAGAAGCAATTGCAACTGCATCACCAACTAAGCGTCGTTCAACGAAAGAATAGGTAACTCATGGCAAACAACGGGTCACAATACAGCGACCCTGTTTCGCTTGCCAGCGTTGCAGACCTTGCACGTCGCTATCCTGAGTTAGTTGTTGACCTTGAACCAACTGTCCTTGCAGACATTTTGGCCGAGGCAACAGCACACTTAGAGGACCGTACGGGTCGCCGCTTGGCACCGTTTACGGGCCACATTTATCAAGACCGTCTTTTCGGAATAGACCCCGCAGAATACGGCAATAACGCAGACATGCCTATGGACATCTATGGTGCACTGGGTATGTCACAAGCCATTGCACTTGGAGCGTCAACGCTCGTGCGTCACTTTTGGCTTGACCAATTTGCTCCGGTTTATCCGGAACTTTGGACTTACACAGTTGAGTCCATGAATATATACCGTACATACGGTGACTTTCAACCAATTGACTTTGCTCATGGTGGCGTTCGCGGTCCGGACGTAACTGACGGGCACGTTTGGATTCGTCTGGGTACTTTTGCCCCAGAAGGAAGTCGTATTCAAGTTGTTTACAGTGGCGGATACACTAAAGGTATTCCACCATCGCTTCGTCGCGCCTGCTTGTTCCAGGCCGCTAAGTTCATCATTCTTGAGTTTGAACCACAAACTCGTCGTGAAATGAATCTAGACCAAATTGACCAACAGATTGATAGTTTGATTGCCCCTTGGGTTCGTGGCTAGAAATGGCCTATGTCCGTTCGACATCAGAAACTCCTGGATGGCAAAAAGGTATTAAATCTCTTGACTCAGCAATAGCAAAAATAACAATAATGAAGGCGCGTGTCGAAGACATGCAACCTGCTCTTAATGACATTGCTCAAGAATTTGCTCTTATGGAAGCGCAACGTTTTAGAAACAATGGTGTTTCTTCTGAGTTTGGTACTAAAAAATGGCCAGAACTTGAAGAATCAACTATCAAAAGACGTCAGTACGATGATAAATCTAACCATGGTAGTGAAGCACTTGACGCAAGAGGATATCTTGCCAACGCTGCTTCTGCTCCTAAATTTGAATTTTTTGGTAAAAACAGCATTGCTCTTATAATTAACCCAAGTGGCAAAGGTCGTCCAAGTTCTTATACACGTGGACATGACTATGGTTTCTATCAACAAAATAGTAAAAAATATAACCGACACAATAAAGATTTTGAGTTTGTAACCATAACACCAGAATTTCTTGGTTTTGCCAAGATTATTGTTGAAAGATACATTCTTGGTGGAGTTGCAACAAAATCAAATGCTGAAAAAGCAAAGATTCCATCTGACCACGCAAGTGGCGATATCGCAAAAGGTATCAGGGAACGCCGAGCACGCAAAGTTCGTCAAAATCGTGAATTGAAAAAGTCTCTTGACAAAAGGGCACCTGAGTATATTTCTTACGGTAAACACATGCAAATACTTAAGCCAGGTAAAACTGCGGCTAAACATCAAGAAGAACTTGTCGCTTCTAAATCTATTGAAAATATGTCAAGGGCTGAATTTCAACAATTCAGAATTGAATCACGAAAAGCAGTTAATTCTGCTTTAAGGCAAATTGACAAAAGTAAAGTAGAAAAACAATTGGGTCAGTATCTTAATGGTGACCCTCACATGAGGAAACCATAATGGCACAACGTGACTGGTGGCAAGACTGGAGTCTTTCCTACGCTGACAATACTTTTGGTACCATTACAGGTGGTCACTCAGTACAAGAAGCAGCATACAACACTTTGCAAAAATGGCTTCCAACGTACATTGCAGAATTTAACAGAATGCTTGGTAGCACGGTTTTGGTTGAACCATTTGAGTATCGCCACCGTCCTGAGTTTCGTACTTTGCCCCGTCAAGCGGCTGCGGCAATTTTATTGAGTGTTCCAACTACGGTTGGTCCACCAGAAATTTTTCAAACAAACATTCGCGCTAACTGGCGTCTTGAGGCGATGGTATATGTCTACGGTACAAAAGATTGGCAAGAAACAGAGGCACTTACGCAAGCCTACGCGGCCTGTGTCCGAGCCTGTCTTATTCAACAACGCGGTCTTGGTGGTTTCGCTGAAACTACACTTTGGGATGGCGAAGAATATTTGGAAGGCGAACACAGTAGTGGCCGTACAACCGGCATTGCACACGTTCGTTTTATTGTAACGGTTGGAAATGCAATGGATATGTATGGTGGTCCACCTGCCCCTTCAACAGCGGCACCAGAACCACTAACCATTGTTACATCAGCCAACATCCAGGTAGAGAAAGAACAACTATGAGCAAGAAACATGTTTTAGTACAGGCCCCACACGTCATTCTTGATGCAGAAGGCCGCCAAATGTCCCCAGGACACGATTACAACGTTGCTGAGAGCGAACTCATTTTGAGTTATATCTCAGAAGGATTTTTAACAATTATTGAATCTGCCCCTGAAAAGGAAATTCAACAAGAAATTAAAAAGACAGCAGTACCAACAAAGAACGTAAAGACTCAGGAAACTGAATCTACTAATCTCACAGGAGAACTCTAATGGCTAATCAAGCCCCAGGCATTTCAATTAATGTTACTGCCGCAGCACCATCTTCTGCTACCAACAACCCAACAGGAACATGGTTCACTCTTGGAGTTGCAGCAGGCCCAGCCGGTGTCGCAGTACCAATCAACTCAATGAGCGACTTCAACACTTATTTTGGTAAAATTGTAAACGGAACCTTAACTGGTCGTTATTCAATTGCTAATGTTGACAGCACTCTTCTATACGACGCACTTGACGTTTTCTTCCGCGAAGGTGGAGTAAGCGCAGTTGTTTCACGTGTTCAACCTACATCTACTGGTGTAGCCGCAACCTCAACAACTACTGGTGGTAAGATTCTTCTTACGGCTAATGGTAAGGGTACTTGGGCTAACTCAAGCAACTCAGCAGCAGACGGTGTAATTCTTACAATTACTGGCGTAACTGTACAGGGTTCAACACAATACATTGCAAACATTGCTTACAACGGAACAATCACTGCTTCGGCAAAGGGTCTTGTAACTGACACTGACGTAATCAACTGGGTTAACTCAGTTGCACCATACAAGTCATTTGTGACTGCAAGTTCAATTTCAGGTTCAACAGTACTTCCTGCAACTGGCGACAGCGTTTCAATCTACCTTACTGGTGGAACTGACGTTGCCGTAGCGGACGCAGACGTAACAACAGCACTTGCTGTTCTTACCGACATCTATGGTGCTGGACAAATTTCATACCCTGGTAACACCAGCGTAACTGTACAAACTGCTCTTGTTAACCACGCTGCTGCATCTAACCGCGTTGCTTTCCTTGACGCCCCAAACACCGCAACTGTTGCAACACTAACAAGTGCTGCTGCAAGCGTTCAGGGCTCTGCAGACGACCCATCATACGGTGCTATGTTTGCTCCTTGGATTAACGTACCTGGTGTTTCTCAAAACACTACATTTAACCGTACCGTTGCCCCATCGGCACTTGCTGCTGCTAAGGTTGCAAAGAGTGACCTTGCAAATGACGCTAACGTTCCTGCTGCTGGTATTGTATCAGGTGCTTCTTCATACGCAGTTAACGTAACTCAATCTTACGGTTCAACAGACCGCGGAAACCTCAACGCTGCTGGCGTTAACGTTATTAGACTTGTTCCTAACGTTGGTATTATTGCAATTTACGGATTCCGTTCACTTGCAATTGACCCTAACTGGACATTCCTAAACAACGTACGTTTCCGTATGCAAGTTACTCGTGACTTTGATGTTGTTGGAGAAGGTTTTATCTTCCAAGAAATTGACGGAAAAAACCAAATTTTCTCTACTCTTGCTGGAGCACTTGCAGGCCTTTGCTCATCTTACTGGATGCGCAAGAGCATTTACGGAGACACTGCATCAGCAGCATACTCTGTAAACTGTGGACCACAAGTTAACACACCTGCAACTATTGCCGCTGGTCAAATTAACGCACAAGTTAATCTTAAAATGTCCCCATTTGGTGAGTTTGTAACTATCAACGTTACTAAGTACGCAGCCAACGCAAACATTCCTCAATAATCTAATAAAGTCTAAGGAGAAATTACAATGGCTTACTCAACACCAACACACTACTACGGTTCAGAGCAACAGTGGCTTGCCACCTTGTCTTTTACCAATTTGCCACTAGGCATTAGCACCACCGCTGTATCAACATCAACAACTATTATCTTTGACAAATTTGCTGGTGGAGACACATCTGCTCCAACAAACAAGCACCGTCCTGGTGGAATGGGAAATGAAGTAACATATGCTTCACTCCCTACTTACTCAGACGTAACGCTTACAAAGGCATACAACACACAGGCTGACCACGACATTGTTGGTGACATTCACAAACTTGTTGGTAAGGCAATGGTTACAGTTAACCTTCAACCACTAGACGACACAGGAACCCCTTGGGGAACTGCTCGTAACTACTACGGACGCATTGCTTCTGTTAAAGACGGTGGAACCGACTCTAACAGCAACGCTACTCGTATGTGGGAAATTGACATTTCCGTTGAAAGCCTTTCAGACGTTGCTGCTGCAAAGACCCTTTCTAAGGACGAATTTACGGCTTAAGTTTAATTACTTGACTCTTGTAGTATAGTATTACATACAACACCATAGGAGGAAACATGGTTGATTTTAATATTAATAATGGCGAAGATATTGTGAACGAAACTGATAAGGTGGCGGTGGCTGAGACTCCGGTCCTAGACACCCCCCTTATCGGTCTTCGTAAGCGTCGTGAGCAAATCGTAAACGAATTGTTCATTGACATTAAAGTGCCCCGTTGGGACACACCAGAGATTTACATTCGCTTTAAGCCGGTTTCGGCAATGAAGTTGAATTCTACTATTGCACGTCGAAGCAAGGAAAAGGGCACCGACTGGTCATACTTGGCTAATGCGGACATGCTCGTTGACTCATGTGTCGGTATCTACGCAGTTGTTGATGGTGATGAAGACAACAAGTTGTCACTTCGTCTAGACGACCCACGTGGTTCTTGGACTAAGTTTGACCCAGACCTTTCAGCAGCATTAGGCATTGAAGCAGTTCGTGCCGTTGACGCTTGTCAGGCATTGTTCCTTACGGAAGGCGACCTCATTGAGACCGCTAACAAATTATTCCGTTGGAGTAACATTGCAAACAATGAGGCTGACGAAAGTTTTTAACAGCCCTGGCCGATGAGCCGCAAATTGAGACTGGTGCCTACGCTATATCGCTAGGCATAGACCCAATAACGTTTCTATCCCAGGGCAAAGAAGATTACCTAATAAGTATCGCTCTTATGCAAAAATCGCTACAAATGAGTAGCAAACAAAAAATAGAAGAAATAAAACTACTTGCCGAACTGATTGGATTAGAAGTCGGTAAAACTGTAGCAAAAATCTTTTAACATCTATCCGTCTAAAAATCTAACTTAGGCGGCATAACAAAGCCGCTACCTTTTGCGAGGTGGCGGCTTTCTCTATTAAGGATAAGCATGGCAGAAGAAGGCGTAATATTACCTGTATCAACGCCCGTTGGTGATTCCCCGTCTAACCTTGGTAAGGTTGAGGCCGGGCTTAAGGGCGTCGGTGATGCTGCCGAAACGTTAGTTCCAAAGTTAGATAAGGCAACTCAGGGAGTTGCAGCACAAACAGAAATACTTGACGCAAACACCAAGGCTACTGAAGCCAATACAAAAGCACGCAAAGATTCAATTCCATTTACTGAAGCAGAAATTGCTGCAATGGTGGAACAAGAACGTGCCATGGGCGGCCTTGTTAGTGAAACAGGCGAGTTAATTGATGTAACAACAAAGTTAACTGAAACCGAAATACGGGCAACAGAAGTTGCTAAAGCAAACGCAGAAGCAAATCAAATACTTGCAGACAGTCAAGAAAAATTAAAAATTGCCAGCATTGAAGCATCTTCAGCAATAGGTGCTGGTCAAGCAAATTTTGGCAAGTTTTACACAAACATGACAAAGATGGAAGCAATGGGAACTCCAGCAGTTCTCAAGGCTGCCACCTGGGGTGCTTTTGCTGTCGGTGGTATTGCGTACGAAGGTATTAAAACATACGCAAAATTTAACGCAGATATTGTTCAATCAATTACACAGGCAGGACGACCCCTGTCTTCAATGAACTTCTTAACCAACACTGCTATTAGCACTGCTAAATCAACTGGTGTTGCGCTTAATGACGTTGCAAGCATCATCTATCGTGTTTCATCAGCAACCGCTGGTATGAACGGTGGATTTGGTGCGTCAAACAAGCAAATTGCTGACATGACAAAAAACATTGCCACTCTTAGTGTTATTGGTGGCATTCAAGGTGGAGCACCCACCGAGCAATCTGCTCGTGTTATGGGTGCCTTGATGAACACAAACCTTGCCGGTCTCGGCACGGACCCAAGCAGGATTGCTGCGTTTATTAACGCCATGACTGGTGCTGGTGACGTAAAACAATCAGACGTAATTTCTTCCCTTGGTCGCGGTATTCTTTCGAGTGCTGCCGCCAAGGGAATTTCTGCGTCTAGTATTGGTACATACATTGACCTTTTGACTTCACAAGGTACACCTGGTTCAACTGCTGGTACATATGCAAAAACCGCATTGAGTCTTCTTACCGCACCTGGTGCGCAGGCTGCTAAGGCGCTTGCAATGGTTGGTATTAACACTGGTGACCTTAACGTAATGATGCAGAAAAACAATGGTGTTTCTGCGGTTGCTCAGTATCTTCACGATGCTATGCAAAAATTTGACCCATCTCAATTTAACGTAAAATACAAAGGTCTTACTGGCGCCGCTGGTGCTACTGCCTTGCTTGAAAACTGGGGTGTTGGAAATATTCCACAATCAGTAGTTAAAGCATGGTCAAAGGGAATTCTACAAAACATGAGTGCGGCAGACTTGGGTACAACTCAATCTGGTGCAATTGACCCAGCCACCGGAAAACGAACCGCTGTTACCGGAGCACAATGGCTCAACACACTTGAAAACCTTATTATTACAAAGGCTTTTGGTGGTTCACGAAGCGCCGCCTCAGTTCTTGCTCTTGCTAATGACCCAAGCAAAGTTGCTGGTATTCAGGCAAACATTGACAAGAACATGACCCCTGAGGCTCTTGCAAGGGCTAAAGCCCTTGCATTGAGCACACCTCAAGCACAATTCAACATGATGAAGCAGACTGTTATGTCTGACCTTCTTATTGTTGGTAAAACACTTACACCAATTGCGCTTACTTTGGGAAAGGCTTTTACCGGTCTTCTCGGCGCTGTAACTAAATTTAAACCAGTAATTATTGCTCTTGGTTTAATACTTACAAAAGTAATTCTTCAAGCCTCAGCATCTAAACTCGCTTCTCTTGGTAAGGGTATTTTTGGACTTACTGGTGCGGCTGCGTTAAAACGTCGTGACAAACTTGAAGAAAGACTTGCCAACCTTCGCGATGGAAGTGGCCTTAAGGGTCGAACAATTCAACGCAGCCTTGACCAAATGGAAAAACGTTATGGAAAGTCAATGCGAGTTGCCGAGGTTAGGCAAAACGAACAACTTGCAAAAGAAGGAAAAGCCTCTCAAATTTATTCAAGGTCAACCACAGCCGTAACTGGATTTACTGGTGCAGTTGAAAGAGCAACAGGTGTTATTGAAAATAGCGTTATGGGCGGAGGGGTTGGTGGTTCTGGTTCTGTAGGAGGACGTGGCCCAACTGGTTCTTCTAATTCAAGACTTGACAAATTACGTGCTAAAGCACTTAAAGAAGAAGAAAAAAGATTAAATTCTGAAAACAAGTTTATGTCAGAGGCCATTGCCTCAAGTGACAAACAAAGACAAAAAATTCAAGATGAATTAAAATATGCCGAACAACAACGTGTTGCAGGCATGAAACAATACAATGGTCCTCTTACAAAATTAAGTCTTGAAGGTGTTGGAATTGCACCATTAAGTCCAGCAGAAAAATTTATGATGCAGGAATACCGTACGGGTCAAATGGACCTTCACGGTAGTGACAGACTTCACACATCTGCAATTCAAAAATGGCTTCACGCTAACGAGTATGAGTCAACTCCTGAAGCCGCTAATAGGTCGCTTGCCAATATTCAACAACACCTTGACATGTATAAATACGCAGAAAATGCAACTCCTGCTCCCAAAGTTTCACTTGCTGAATCTCTTAAATATCGTTTAGGAATTCCTGAAAAGGGTATTGTTGAAGACGTAGAAAAAACTGGATTAAAAGACCTTGGAAAAGACGTTCTTAGCAAGGCTAGCGGATTAGTTGGTAAACTTGGTGGCGGTCTCCTTACTGGTGGACTTAGCGACCTCATGGGTGGCGGTATTGGTGGACTTCTAAGCGGCGGACTTGGCATGGCTGGTGGACCCATTGGCATGATGCTTATGTCAACTCTTGGACCAATGATGATGCCTCTTATGGGCAAAGCACTTAGTGGTATTGGTCATTTCTTCGGAGGTATATTTGGTGGCGGTTCAAACGCTGTTGCTAATTACAAACCTCCAACAACCACGTACACGGGTCTTCAATCTTCACAAAATTTGCAATCAGCAATTCTTGCTGACAAAGCAACATTGGGTAACCTTTCTACAAAAATTGCTAATGGAACTGCAACCAAAGCAGATTATGCTCAATTTTCTCAATTGACAGACCAAATGACACTGTACACAAATCAACAAAAAAATGTCTATGGAATTACGGGTAACGGTTCAACAGCAGTAGTTACTGCTGCAGAAAAAAATTCAGCACGTGCTTTGGCAAAAAAAGTTGCTATAGAAAGCAATTTGCTTTCAGGCAATAAAATTGTATCAATGGTTAACACATTAGATGTTCCAGGAGAACTTCGTAAATTAAAGGCTTCTGGAATTGTTGGTCAAGAAGCCGCAGACATTAAAAAAATATTTTTAAGCGGAAACAGCGCTAGCGACCAAGTAGCAATGATTAAAAAACTAGTTGCTGCTCAAAAAAACGCTGACGTTCAAAGTCAAATAAACGACCCCACAAGAACAATGTCAGTTGACCCCAATTTCTTTAAACGTGTTGCAGTTAACAGCCTGGTTGCATCTCAACAAAAACAAAATATTAAAACAGGCGTTGCACAGGCTTTGCTGGGTATGCATTATAATAAAAATCTTACTCAAGGACAAGCCGTACAAAGAGAAGGAGTCTTTCTTAAGGCTTCGCTTCAAGCACAAGAATCCATTAAAGCAGACCAACTTCTTTTGCAAAACAAAAACCTTGATGCATCTTCTAAAAACGCACTTACTAAAGAAATTGTTAAACTTGGTGAACAACAAAAGAAATATCAAGAAGCAGCAAAGAATATTGCCGGAACATATCACCTTTCACAACAAACAATCTCAGGTCTTTCAAAAGCAATTGCTTCTGGAGTTAAAGATAGTAATGTTGAAATTGGTCTCACTTCTCCAGGTATGGCAGCGGCGTTCCAAGCAGCACTTGGTGGAGGCGGACTAAAGGGTGTTATGCAAAAAATTGACGCAGACATTAAATCGAAAGCATAGTTAATGGCAACAGACCCAATTCCTACACTGGTAACTATTACACCAACAACAGCGGGTTTCAATCCTGTCGTGGTTGGTCTTATAGACCATTCAACCTACGGACCCGTTGGCGGTTCTGGTGGATGGCAGGTTGTGGACCGTCCAAAAACAATTTCTGCAACACAATGGTATGACCGTGCTCCATTTCAATTGGAATTTGAATGTTATCTCGACAACGCGGTTACTCAAAAACCAGAAAATGTTGGAACTTCAGTAGAAGTTGATTGCCATCAACTTCAAACATGGCTGGACCCAATTAGTAACACTATTTTGGAACCAACAACATTAACACTTACTGGACCTGTACCTGGTGCACAAGGAACGGCAGACCCAAAAGTCTTTGTTCTTTTTTCAATTTCATTTTTAGATGCAATAAGAGATTTGCAGACTGGTGACAGAACACAACAAAAAATTCATGTGGTTTTTTACGAATATAATAAACCATTGGCAAGTCAATCAACAGCCCCTTCGGCCGTTGTTTCATCAAAATTGGTTGCTTCAAATACTAGCGTTATAACTGCTAAATCAAGTCAAACCATTGCACAAATTTGCGCCAACAAACCAAACGTTGTAGTTAATAAAAAAGTTACAAAAGTTACATATGTTAACGGCAAAAAGGTTAGCACAACAACACAAGTTCCTACTAACATGTCTTACGTGTCTGCCTTTCTTTATCTCAATAATATCAGAGACCCTAAAACCGCCCTTGTTGCGGGTAAAAAATACATAGTTCCATAATGGCAAATCCTATTCAAGCAACAGCGAGTAATTCAACAAGCAATACTGCTGGGTATATCTCACCGTTGACGGTTAGCGCAACACAGACAACAACAGACGTAACTCCTGGTTTTGGTTTTGCTGACTTAACTCAATTTGAAATTGTTAATTACAAAACGGGAGCAAAAAGTCTTTTTTACTACAATTACGAAGCAAGTATTACGGACGCCATTCTTCAAAAAAACATGATGGGTGCATCAACGTTTACGCTTCAGTTAACAGACCCAAATCGTGAACTTCTTAGAAACCTTATCCAACAAGGAACTGTTGTAAAGGTTGCAGGTCTTCAATTTGTTCTTACTCAATTTGTTAAGGCGTCAAATCAAATTCAATTGGTTTTTGAATCTGCTGCAATTAACCTACTTAGACAACAACGAGGAAACGGTTCAATTAACAACCCAGTAGGAACAAACGTTACTGGAGCAATGCATTCATTCGTTTCCTCTGTAAACGTAAAATCAAACCCATTTGGAAACCTATCCCTTGTTGCACCAGACTACGTATCAGTTTGGAATCAACTAACAAGTGGTTTGAATAAAACAGGACTTTCAGAATCAGTTGCCCTTGGTCGAGGAACAACCTCAGACCCTTACGAAGATACTTGGACTGCAATGACAAGAATTGCATCAAGTATTGGTTGGCGTCTTTGGGAAAACAATAACGTTATCTTTTTTGGACCAGATGAATACTGGCTTGGTGAGGTTAAAGATACCAATGGCGTTTTGATTCCATCACCTGTAAATGCACGAAAAGGAACACTTGGTTCAAATATTCAAATTATGAAAGAATTTCAACCAACCGTTCAACTTATTGACTTTGACTGGGACGTTGGAAAGCCTTTCGGTCAAGCAACCGCTACTTGCATGATGGACAAATTCACATACGATATTGGTGAAATAGTTACCCTACAGGGAATGGGTCCGGCAGACGGTCAATGGATGATTTCCTCTATGCAAAGAGACTATTTTAATCCTCAGGCCAGCGTTGTTCTTCAGGTTCCTATGCCTTTTGCACAAGCGGTACAACCAAATTCTTTGCCTCTTCCCCCTTTCCCCCTAACGGTAAAAACAAAGTAAGGTATAAAAATGAGGACAAACGACTCAAATACACTTCTACAGGCTCACCACAGAAACTTCAGTGGCATTATTGCCGCTACGGGTGTTCAGTATTCAGGCGTTTACTACGGCGTTGTTGCGCAAACAGACGCCAGCGTGGCCAATCAAAGCCCACCACCCATTACGGCGGGCAACTTGACAATTACCATCCCTTCTCTAAGTGGCGCCACACAGGCCTGGGGGCCCATTCCGTACCCTGGTGCTTTTGCCCCTCCGGTAGGCACAACTTGTTCTGTCGGGTTCAATTCGAGCAATCAGCCCGTAATCATGGCATTCTACGGGTTCACCCCAGGTCTGGTACGTTATGGCAGCGGAGCGCCTAGTTCTTCAAAAGGAAATGTCGGAGATACATACATAGACATTACCGGTCAAAAGATATATGGCCCAAAAACTCATTCAGGCTGGGGTTCTGGTTCATCTTACGATGTTGAACTACCAGATATTGACACTCCTTAAATCCTTGCAAATATTGAAATCATAGTGTAAGATATCTTTATAATGGCCCGATAATTGTCTGGTCAAAAACGAGGGACACGTTTATAATGATTTCAATATTTACACCAAGTCACGACCCAAAATATCTTGACCAAGCATATGAAAGCCTTAAGGCACAGACTTATGAGGCATGGGAATGGGTTGTAGTTCTTAACGGCAAGGCCGAATGGTCTAGACCAGAATACGATGACCGTGTAAAAATTTCTTACGCCAAACCACAATTGGGTGGCAAAGTTGGAGCGCTTAAAAAGTACGCTGTAGAACTTTGCATTGGCGATATTTTAGTAGAACTAGACCACGACGATATCCTCATGCCGACCGCCCTTGAAGAGGTCCGCAAAGCATTTGATGAAAACCCAGATGTCGTTTTTGTTTATTCTGATTTTTCTTACATTAATGCGGACTCTACTCCTAATTTTTCTAAATATTCTCCTGATTACGGTTGGGAATATCACGAAGAAGATGGATACAATGTATGTCACGGACTTGCACCTAGCCCGCACAACGTTTCACTAATTTGGTACGCACCAAATCACATTCGCTCTTTCCGCACCTCGGCTTACAAAGCAACTTCGGGATACGACGAAACCATGAAAGTCTTGGATGACCAAGACATTATGTATAAAATGTTCCTTCAAGGTGATTTCTTTCACATTAAGAAAAACCTTTACCTACAACGTGTTCACCCAGACAACACTCAGGCACAGTCGGACATTAACCCGTTCATTCAAACTGAAACAGTTCGCATGAATCACAAAAATATTCAGCCACTCCTACTGGCTTGGTGTCAGCGCAATAACCTTATGGCTATTGACATGGGCGCTGCTCATAACCCAACGCCAGGATATTCAACCCTAGACATGCACGAACCAGCAGACCTTGTTGGTGACGTGTTTGACATTCTTGGAAGCCTTGACGACAACACTGTTGGCGTTATCCGTGCGGTGGACTTCCTGGAGCACATTCCAGACAAGGTTCGACTATGGAATGAAATGTATAGAGTTCTTGCTCACGGCGGAATGATTCTAAGCCTCACCCCAAGCACCGATGGTCGCGGCGCATACCAAGACCCTACGCACAATTCTTTTTACAACGAAAATTCATTCTGGTATTTTGCGGACGAAAACTACCGCAAGTATGTACCAGAACTGAAAATGAACTTTCAAAAGGCTGTTCTCCAGACTTACTTTCCAAGTGACTGGCACCGAGAAAACAATATCCCCTACGTAAACGCAAACCTTATTGCAATTAAGGATGGTTCACGCCAAGGGGGCAGACTAGGAATTTAAAATGGCTGATGCTATAACAGGACTAACAGCAGCATGGGTACCCAATAAGGGAATTCAACTAGAATGGACCGCTGCCGATGATGCAACAACCGAATCATCGTACATTGTTTATGTTTTGACAAACACAAACAAAACAGTTCCAACATGGAGTCCAATTGGCAATCTGCAGGCAAACGTAACCAGGACTATTTCACAGACTTTTTACAGCCTTTCAGCGCCACTAACATCTTTCTTTTTTAAATTCCCTACAAATCCACTTGGCTCATATGCTTTTAGAATTGTGCACATTGATTCAACCGGTGCGCAAAGCCCAAGTACAACGGTTTCCGTTTATCAACAACAGATTTTTCCACCTTTTACACCGCCTCACCTGCAGAATCAAATTGCAATTGATTCTTACGGACAATTTTTGACAAACGCACAAGATACCTACGAAGATGTTTCTTCAAACGTAGCAATGCTTCTTGGAACTATTATTGGCCAAAGACCTCAGGTTAGTCAATACGGTATAGAAGACCTTCCTCTTACACAGGTAAATTCCTTGGCAGTTCAAGGTTCAATTAATAAATGGGAGCCGCGTGCGAATGCATCGGTTACCGTAAAATACGATAACAATAATAACGCAACTCTTAACGTTAAAATTGACAACATTTAAGAAAGTTTACAATGGCAGAATATATTGACATTCCTATTGTTGCTGACACAGATGTTCTTATTCAGCAAGCGCTAACATCAATTGTTAATAACGTTCCTGGATGGGTCCCACGTGAGGGTAACTTGGAAGTTCTTTTGGTTGAGCAATTTGCTCAGATGGCGGCAGAAGCCGCCACGGTTGCCTCTGCCGTTCCGTCTTCAATTTTTGAATACTTTGGTTCTTTGATTGGTATCACACCAAGTGAAGGAACATATGCAGAAATTCAAACAACTTGGACACTTGTTGCAAATGCCCCAACTGGCGGTTATGTAATACCAGCCGGAACAGTTGCAGGATTTTTCTACGAAGGTAACTCCTACCTGTTTCAAACAATTACAAACAATACAATTGTTGCTGGTCAGACAACTGGTTCATTTATTATGCAGGCAGTTGGTGTTGGTTCTACTTACAACATTCAAGGTCTAACAGGAATAAATCCTCTCACCACCTATTTGCAGATGCAAAACTCTGACCCCAATGTTTCTAGTATTTTAATTACTGCTACCGCGGCAACGAATACCGCTCTTACATCAGGAACCGACCCAGAATCAACAACTAATTTTCTTAACCGTTTAACGTCTGAATTACAACTTCTTGCACCAAGACCAATTACACCAAGTGACTACGCTTTGTTCTCTCAAAATCTTGCTGGTGTCTACCGCGCACTTGCTTTTGATGGATTTAACCCATTGACAAATCGTTTGACAACTGCTGATGCAAATTTCTTAACAGCAGCAACTTCTAGTTCTGCTCCAGCAAACTGGGGTACTTTTGGAAACGGAACTGTAGCGCTACCTACTCTTAGTACACCAGGAACATCTCCTGCAAACTATCTTCAATTTACGTCTTCTTCAAGCGCACCACTTAGCGGTGCTCTTTTGCATGATGCAACATTGGTGGAAGATACATCAGTTAAGGTTATTGTTGGAACTGGTTCAATTAGTACATCTGTAAGTTCTGGAAACCCTGCATTAATTCTTATTAATGATGCAACAAATGGAAATGAAATTGTTGTTGTTACTGCCGCTGCTTCAAAATCAGGTTCCGGTGGAACCGCAACACAAATTCTAACGGTTCTTTCTCCAGGATTTAAATATGCTCACGACACTTCGGCATCAGTAACATTGTTACAAGGTGCTGTTGTTCCAAATGCGGTTAACCTTTCTGCTAACACAAACTGGTATCAGGCAGCAGCAATTATTCAAGCGGCAAGCGCAACAACAGCAACGGCAAAACCCTACATTGTTTCTGTTGCAACATACGTTGACGGAACAACAGAAGTCTTTTCCTCAAGAGAACAATTTGCAAGCGGTCTTTACTCATACACAACTTTTGCAAAAACCGTTTATTGCAATATTTTCTCCACAAATACAAGTTCACCAAATGCCCTTGCTTTTGATGCAAACATTGACAACGCTTATAATCAATTAAAACCTTATGTAGTTTCTATTCAATCTTACATTGCATTTAACACAACAGAGACATCTAAAACTCATAATATTTTTTACAATTCTCTTAATCAAGTTCAAGCAGACCTTTCTTATGCAGAAAATCCAACAACATCTGTAAGTAATTACAACTTTATTCCAGACGCTAAGTTCATTAACTATCTTTACACAAATGGTGGAAATGCTTCCTGGACAACTGCTGCTGGATTAATGACTCTTCCTAATTACGGTGTTCAATACATTGGAACGGGTTCTGCAGCAGGAAGTACAATTCAATCTGATTCACAAATATTTAATTTATCAAATATTTCTTCAGATTTGCCATCAGCAACAACACGCACTTACACGCTTGCAGCAAAAATTGACGCAAGTTACACAGGGGCAACATTTGCTGACGTTAACATTGTAATTGTAGATGCATCAAACCCAAGTACGGTTCTTGCAACCCTTGCTCCTACCGGAGCGCTTCTGCAAACAATTATTGGTACATTTACGCTTTCTACACCAACAGACGTTCAGGTTCGCATACAATTTAAAACAGGTCTTAACGTACCATTAGGCTCAAGTGTAATTGTAAGTAACGTTGCCGTTTTATCAGGTTCATACACAATCTTGACGCTTCCTGAATCTAATAATTTCTATTATTCTTGGACACCAGGTGGATTGTACGACCCAAACACATTTAACTATCCGCGCAACGTAACCGTTGTGCCTGTTGATTCAAATGGTTTGGCTGTAAGCCCTACAATTGCCTACGGTCTTATTGACTATCTTGACTCTCGTCGTGAAGTTAATTTCACCGTTCAGTCAATCAACCCAAGTTACGTTCCTATTGACGTTCAATATTCTGTTTACGTTTCACCAACGTATGCATCAAGCACCGTTCAATCATCAGTTGATGCCGCAATTCGTGCCTACCTCAGCCCAGCAACATGGGGTGGTGGAATGAACTCACCTGCCTACTGGGATGGTTCATCAACGACAATTCGTGTAATGGACATTGCTGCTGTTATTGGGGCGGTTAACGGAGTATACAGTGTTATTTCCGTTAACATGAGAACCTCTTATCCTGTTGGTGGTTCATATGCAGGAACAGACATTGCGCTGAATGGCATTGCACCGCTTCCAATTGCAAATACAATTACTGGCTCAGTGTTTACTAATAGTCAAAATGCGTACAGTGGTCTAGGTTAATGCCGACAACGCTTCCCAACAGTTATAATACACAGTCAATTTACAACACTGTGCCTCAATTTATTCAAGACCAGGATGCTCTAAATGGCTACCCTCTTTGGTACTTTATTTACGGTTCAGCGAAAGCACTTGACCAAATTGATATTCTTACGCGTGACCAGGTTGGCGGTGGAATTCACATTGAAGCAGACTTTGGTAAATATTACGGTGCTGAAATAGTTGATGCTCAATTAGCAATTGCAATTAGTCCAAGTGACACAACAATAACAATATTTGGTACTGACGCTTCATGGTCGGTTATTGATACTTCTGTTGCGTTTCCTATTAGTATTGTTAATACCATTAATAACATAACGGAAGAAATTTTAATTCCAGCAGGAATTTATGATTGGACTGCTCCATTTATAAAGATTAGTGGAGTTACTCGTGGTCAAGGTGGGACTACCGCACAATACACTCCTTCAAGCACTGGAGCAGACGGAAGCATCTACGTAGAGGATTATCCTGAAGCACCAGGATGGTCACAAACAATTGACATCCAACGTTGTCCAGACTACGCACTTCCATGGCTTGCGCAATTTGTAGGAGCACAGTTACCAGTAGACTCAACGCTTGACCGTCAACAAATGGTTCAACAAATTCAACAACGCGCGGGGTTTGACAGAGCCACAACCTCAGCAATTGTAGCAGAACTTGTTGCAATTACAAATAAACAAATTTCTGCAGAAATTGCACCGCTTACACCATCTCAAATTATTGTTATGGAAAATACGCAATTTCAAACTATATCAAACGTGAATTATTACACGTACAATCAATATGCTATTACGCTTTTGATTCCAAGTCGTGTTTTCTCTTCATATACGTATCAATCACTTCAAAATGCATCTGGTGGAAATGCTGCTACTTATACCAGCACCACTAGTTACATTACAAGTATTGGTGGACTTTATTTCAGTCTTGCTGGAAGCACAACACCAAACAGTTCATCACCTTATGTTAATTTCGTTTATCGCTATCGCCCTGCTGGGCTTCAAATTTTTGTAGGAGGCTACTAAAGTGGCAACAGGTTCAACAAGTAGGGCACGCGTACCATATCCGCTATCAAGTGACTCCGCTGTTATTGCTTTGGACATCCAAGGCGTAGCAACATTTATTGACAATAACGTCGCTACATGGGTTCAGTCTGCATCACAACCAGCGACCACTGTTAATGGTGCTGGAGAATTGTGGTGGTGCACTGATAACACCAACATGAATTATGGTTTTAATTATTGGGATGGTTCTAACTGGTACAACGTAACAACTCAAATGTTTATGGTTGGACCAACTGCTCCTTCTGTTCTTTTTGCCGGGCTTGTTTGGTACGACACTTCAACTACAAACGGT